GTTTCTTTTCACGCTTTAGCGTTTTTGTTATCCCTGTCTTCTTCCCTTGTGTGGCCTTAATTGGTTGTGCGAGGGGTGCCCGATGACTTGGATTATATGGTTCAACACCCCCGCGGACGGACGACGATGACTTTAACTAGTTGTTGCCGCTTGTTATTAACGTGGGTTGATGGTGTTGGATCAGGGGTGAGAAACCTCCTCGCGTGTACACCTGCGCGAGCTAAGCGAATGGATACTTTTACCCATCGTGTTGAGCCCCTACCGTGAGTAGAGTAATGGGGGCACTATCATTCTTTCCGTTTTAAGTATGCTTGCTTTGATGAAGCTTATCGCTGCTTATGCAAATACGGTTTGGCCGAGCTGATTTACCCGCCTCGCAAGCGCAGGAAACCCGGTCTAAATGTGGATTATGTCCGAAAACCCGCTGCGTAAGGCAGTCTGGCGGGATGAAAATCTCAGCAGCGTTTAGCTGAGGTCCAGAGTGGCCACGGGACTAACAGAACCCGTGGGAACCTATAATTTCTATTTCCAAATCTCAAAAGAAAACATTCAAGAAAGCCATCAAATTCGCAGGTGGGGCCCTTAACCTGGGCTTAGACGTGGCTCGCAAAGGGCCGATGCAGGCCGCAATGGACAAAGCGGTCTCCATCATGGGCAAACCAGAGCGCGATCGCAAGAAGCGCGCCGCCAAAGGTTTGCCTCCTAAGCGGGACAAGAGTATAGCTGCAATGGCAGAGAGAATTGTCAACGACGTAAAGAAGGTTACTCACATCGGTGAGCAACGGGCTGAAGCGAAAGAGTCGTTTCGCCACGCCTTAAACGACCCTTTTAGTGCAGATTCTAGGGGGGCCCGAGTTCCGGATTTGTACTCCTTTCCTACGCTAACTTACCGACTTCAAACGTCGGTTTTGTTGGGTACGGGATCGACTGCGTTCGGGGCTGTCTTTACGCCCAACCCTTTCGTAGCAATGTGGGACACCAACGTGCTGACAGGAGTTGGCTTGGCGAGCATCAGTGCTTCGGGGGGCATGAGACCGTTTACGAGCTCTCCAGGCGTGTATGCGTGTTGCACCCCCGGTCAGTTGGGTGCGCTGGCGACTGAGTTCAGGGTGGTTGGGGGCGGTATTAAAATCCGCAACCTAATCCCAGAGCTTACTGCCACCGGTCGCATTTATGTCGCCGTTGTGCCCGTCGCCTCAGGCGGTGTACCCAATTACAATGCTCTAGATTCATACGCGGCCAATGCTGGCGTGTATTCCAAGATATTCAACCGAATGGGGCTGCCATCCCCGGCCGGTTGCTCAAGTGCTTCACTTCAGATGCTCCCAGTTTCTAAAGACTTCACAGTCGGAGAAATTGTTGGGGCTAACGAATTGGAGGTGAACTTCTCGATTTATTCGCCCGAATTCTTTAAGTTCAAGACCGTGACATTCAGCGCGCAATACGATGCCGCTCTTGTCTCGGAATTTGATGATGTCTTGGTAAGTGCTGCAGGTGCCGTCAATATGACGAGTAGTGGCAACAAGGAGAATACCCAAATCGATGGGGGCTCCGCCCTAGTCCTGTGGTGCGAAGGATTCCCTGGGGGTGCGTCCCCCCAAATCGAGGTGGACTACGTCCTGCATTTGGAAGGCATCCCGCTTATAACTACAGCGGGTACCACAACCAATTCAGGCGTTATTCCCGAGAATGACAACCCCCCCCGCGCCGCGAGGGGGAGCACCGCGATGGTTGAAGCCGAGATCTCTTTAGCGTTAGATGATCCCGACAACCTTATTCGCGAAGTGACGTCGGTCAAGGGATCCGGAGGGGCATCCATCGGTCAAGCCAGAACCGGTCGATAACCCCGCAACGCGCAGCCAAGTCCGTAATGACAGTAATCTATTTAGCCATAGGCAATGGTATCTCACTATCAACTATTAGCGTTCGATAACACAAAAGAAAAACATGACAAAAATATATAATAAATTGTTCGCTAGAAGTAATTCTTCAAGTTGGTCTGAGGAGGGTGAGGTCGCCCGTATAATCGATCAGTCAGACGGCGTAAGAGGCATTCTTCACGCCTGAGAATCCAGAAACCGAAAGATACTGGAAAAAGAAATGAAACCCTGAATAAGGAAGGAGAATAGCATTAATTGTGAACTGCAAAAGTAGTCTTAGGACAAGGTAATTCAAAGTCGGAGGAGTCCGTAGGGGGAAGTTTACAAACCCCCACCCACCTCGGGGATTTTAACTAATCCCCATTAATCGTAGACATAAAACTACGATCAAGTATCACATTGACACTCAAAGTTCGCACATCTATCAAAGTGCAGTCATGGCAAAGGCCCTCAGAAAGGGTGCCCAATAGAATGATTCAACAAATAAGGTAAGATAACTTCACCTTTGACGTAGAGGACATTGGGAATTAAGCTCGGCCAAAGGAGTAGTAAACCTTGAGCACGTTTATCGGGTACCCATGGAGGGATCCCGAGCCGCAACGGAATATTGAAACACGGTTGGAGGTGACGCGTCACCACCAGAAGAATTCCAGAATATACATCAGACGCGTAAAGCCCTAGCGGGAGAGAAGAACCTTCATGTACCTTCGTGTTGTAAACACAGGGGAATGGGGGGTCCACCGATGCAGATCATCAAAACAAAAAATACATCCAAATGGTACACAAGATACCACGGGACACAGACCAATCGAGGAAAGTGTTGTCCGTGATGAACAAATGGAGGAACGCGTTGGCGCGAAAGTGCCAGCGAGTTCACGTGCAGGAGAGCACAAAAGTGGTGTTAGAAGGCCGACACCACGTTCTGACGAACAGAAATCACACAGTGGAATTCGTCAGGATAAAACCGTAGAAGCGTCAGACGGGAAAAACAGTCTGGGTGAAGTACCCAGCCACGCTCAAAAAGATCGTAGTGATCGAGGCATTTTTGGAGGTGAAGTAGTTGTAGAAGGAGTTTTCGAAGACCCTTACCCTGGAAATCGTAAGTACAAGGTAAGTGTCAACGGCGGTGAGTCTGAGATGGTTCAAACCGGAAACAAGAAGAGTGGCCCTATCCGATGGTCCTCTCGCGCCAAATCGCCACCCACGGATGTGTGGTATGGTGAAATGGATAAAGAGGTGAGGAGTCCTCGAAATCTCAAGAAAGGAATTGTTTGCTCATCATCAAATAGGGCTAAGCATTCCTCCGCTACCAGGATACGACATGAAGGGTTTACGCAAACACCCGGACGTAGCAGTGTTCATAGGTACAATAGCGAGGGCGTGAAACTGTTGTCGCAGCGGGAGCGAGCAATTCTCTCGCATCAAGCAGGGGCCATGTCATTGCCTGACGGTTGCAGCTCGATTATTGGTCACCAGCCCCTCTCGAAAAGGATAGATGAATCCTCTCTTGATTGGGATTTGTTCGAGGACATAGTAGGATCGTCCTCCGGTCCTTTCGTGAGTTTGATCAAGCCATCGCTGAGCTCCTTGGGAATAGCGCCCGGGGCTGGCATGGACATCGAGGAGGTTCGATTGCTGGTGGGGGGAGCCCCTCCAGTTTCAAGCGCGGGCAGATCCGCAGTTGGTGCCGCCAAGCACACGGGAGGAAATAGACTCCTGAAGGATGGTGAGCAACGAGCTTCAAGGTCCAAGAACCAGAAGGAGTCCAAGAGAGGTGGCAAATCCGGAGCTGCCCAACCGGTCCGGTTGTGCCACAACTGCAACCTGCCCGGGCACCTTAAAGCAGATTGTCCTTCTGCCGACAAGAGTAAGGCCGAGGAGCCAGCACAAGAGGCGGAAGACGACGAGCCATTGGGAGATCCCAGGATCCAGGCCATGTACGACGAAGCGCTGTCTAAGCGCGACGTTGGGATGTGCCGTGTACTGAGACCCGTGGTTTTGTCGTTTCAACGAGCTGATGCCCATTTGAGGGTTCACGAGTTCGATCAGGCAGAGGCCTGTATCAAGGAGGCGAAGGAATCGTTGGCAAAGGCTGGCATTCCGGTAGAAGCTCAGCCAGCAGCGATCGATGTCCCTGTTGTAAAAGCACCTTTTGCGCCTACTTGGATAGCCACCCCCAAGGAAAAAGTAGATAGACGACCGTGGTTGACAGCGGTATCAGCGTGGCTTCTCCCCAATATAAAGTCGGCTTTCGCAGCACTAGACAAGATCATGTTCAGCGAAGCCAGATTATTTGGGAAGACGCCATCCCCTACCGCCAAGGCGATTATCCTAGATAAATACGACTTGGTGGCGGAGTGGGATTCGATCGAGGAGGATCCAGATCAGGTTTCCGAGGCTGATGATAGCGCTTCCGATTGTGGCAGCGTGGCGTCCATTGAGACGTGTTCGAGCATGAGTTCCTGCTCGAGGGATGAGTGTAAGGGAAGCGAGGTTGAGTGCCGGTTTGGTGCCGATGATAGCGCCTCCGATTGTGGTAGCTTGGCGTCTACCGAAACGTGTCGAAGCAAGAGTTCCTGGTCAAGGCGCGAATGTAAGGGATGCAACGTTGAGTGCCGTTTTGGCGATCTCGACGATCAAGTGGACATGGATTGCGGTCCCGGTTTGCGGGTATGGGGTCCTGCTATTGCGTTGTTGCCAGCCATCTCTGGCGGATCAATGTTGGCAGTATCCCATCAGGGTATCCGGTTAGTGCCCAATGTGGTAGTCGATGAGCAGATCGCTCGGTCCGAGGCCGCTGGATATGTCTCCGAGGTTGCCCCCAGCCGCGTGCCCTGCCCGATTGTCTCAGGGGGGGCGTTGCCGGTCGCTTCCGGTCAAGCCAACCCACCCGCGCCCGGTGCTCTTCGAGCTCCGGCAGTGGTGGTGGACGAACAAGTTGATCGTCCGGTGTCTCCGGGTGCTGTCGTCGCTCCCGCGCCGCGGCCTGAGCCACCACCCCCTGCTATCGGCGGACTTGCCGTTGGTGGAATCATTCCAGCTGAGGCTAGGATCGATCCCCTTTTGGTGGTGGGCAACGTCACTATTTGGACCGACAAGGACGAGTACATTGGCACGTACGAGGCTTTCCGCCGCGGACTGGTCTCCTTCGGCTATAGCATTCCGTTGATCGATCGGTTATTCCGAAGTGTCTACATTAGGGACTTGACAAGTTTACAGGGACTGGATTCCACCGCAGCTGGTTATTCGCAGCAGGATAGAATTGGTACTTCATCGATATTGTCCGAATTCGAGACCGGCACTGTGACCAGTATGCATTCCGGTTATAGCGGCACCAAGATAGTACCCATTTATACTCTCATGGCGCAGAGGGCGTTGTTGTCCAAGCTCTCTTCGGGTTTGGTCACCCCTTTGACATTTCAGTACGTCATGGCGACAATGCTAACGATGCTGAAAGAAGCTGGGGTTTTGGACGATGTCAACATTAGGATTTTAGTGGATACCTGCAAGTTTGTGGTGCAGAGTATGGCGCGCGTTATGGAGATTTCAGCGACGGATAGGATGAGTTACAGGGTTCCGGCTTTGTTTGAGGGCATCTTTCCGTCGCGGAAATTTTCGTGATTGCCTTCCGGCCGTACTGAATACTCACTACACATCGGTGTCTTCCGACTCATGGAAGAAGCTGGTGTGTGGCCTAGTGCGTATGCGGTGCGGTCGGACCTAAGGCTGGTGTCTACGGGCAAGACACCTGTCCTTTTCGACAAGACCGGTTTACCTAAGTTCACGATTTTCGAGACCGGGAGATACAAGACAGTGGGCGGCCCCTTTTATGGTAACAACCTGTGTTACCCTTGCTCTGGACCTGTTGGTCTGAGTCAAGCATTGCTGCGATTGGTGGGGATAAGAAAACCTGGACAGGTTGGATATGATGAAGTTTTGAGGGAGAATCAACGAATATTTTTCGAGGATAATCTCTGCGAGATTGACAAGTTTCAAGCTGATCTAAGATCCCGTGTGATATTGGTGTTTCCGGACAGAGACCCAATCACGCTAATTCAAGAGTGGGCAGAATGTCCCCATCCCAAACGCTTAATGAGGGTTAGAGCGTTTGAAGATTGGCAAGCCGCTGGCATGCCGATGGTGAACGGAGTACGTAACGACTTGGTTGAGTGCAAAGTAAAAACTTGCGAGTTTTTAGCATCGCACAAGCCTAGGATGGTCGGTGATTTGGGTGTAACGGCGGCTATGATGGGTGGGTGGATGATGGATTATTTCAAGAATAGTATGAAAGCGGGTTACACCGCTGATTGCTTGGAAATGTTCTTCATGGCCACGCCCGATTTAGCATCGCTGAAGCACGCTTTCACCCGCATATTGTACGACGGTTCCGTGTATATTTGTATATATTATTTTTCTGATGACGTTATTTGCAGGATTCAGTGTAGCGACGGCTGCCTGATTAGTAACGCTGACATCTCAGCGTGCGACGGGTCGCATGGCACACCTCTGATGCACTCCTTGGAAGAGTTCATGACGAGCTGTGTTCCTCCCGCCGCGCGTCGCTTCGTTCGACTCTTGTTTGAGCAACTCGAGTGCGATTTTGTAGTAGCTCCCCCCAAGCAGCGCTCAGAGCGAGTGCGTGTCAAGACTAACGGCGTAGCAAGGTTGTATAGTGGTAGTGTTCTTACCACTCTTATGAACAACTACGCCGTCAATATGGCGGGGGTCAAGTTGAATCTAATCATGCGCGATCAACTAGAGAAACATGGATGCCTCCCTACTATGGTAGAGGCTAAGGGTATGCTGGCGGCCGCGTTTGCGGGCGTAGGCTACATTTTGGAGGTTGACGACTCCCCCACTATGGAGCCCCGGCGACTCCAGTTTCTCAAGCATTCTCCTGCCTTTGTGGATGGAGAGGTCGTGCCCTACCTCAACTTGGGCGTGCTGTTCCGTGGCTTCGGTACAGTGGATGGTGATTACGGCGGCAAGCGTGTTTTGGGGATAACGGAGCGGATCCGTCGCCAAAACGCCGGCGTCGTGATGAGTAGGATACACGCGGGGGAGCATGTCATATCGGAGGCATTCCGGTTGGCTTTCCCCGCCAAGCCAGGCGACACCGTCGTGTTGTCTGGCAGCGTTCATGAAGTGTACGATCAACGTGCGCTGGACATGAAACGCATCCCATCGTCCGAATTGGCGCTGCGGTACTCTCTTTCAGAGGCGGAAATTGAGCACGTTGCAGAGGTGGTTAGGCAGTCCTGTGCTGGAATGCTTATCTACGTACCAGCCGTGGCTAGGTTCTTGGAACTAGACTACGGCATTTCTCCGTTCACGTGAGGTGGCGGGGAAAAATCTCGCGATCGGTGCGAGAGACCCTGATGTTAAATAACAAAATATAAAAACAAAATAAAAAGAACATACTGAAGGGTTAGGCTTTGCCGAGGGGTGATTCTGAACAAAATGAATCACCGGGGGAGAATCAACCGTTAAATGGTTACACCCCAACTAAAGAGCGATGGTCCAGAGGGACTCCCACTGCCTTACGAGGTCGCATAGTTCTATGTGGGAACGATAGGTCGAGGTCTAGTCGAGAACCGGAATCCGGGCATGTATAATAG